TGACTCCGGCGTATGGTGGTCTAACGATTCATGTTACCTACCTAAGCCGTACTCATACAAGTCCGATTACGATAGCAAGTGGTACTCGACCAAGCCACTGGACTTTCTTACGGAGAAAGAGGAGCAAGTATTCTACGAGTGCAAGGTCTGCGACCTTGTAGTAGATGACGAGCAACTATGGGAAACTAATCTCAATGACGATTACTGTCCTCAGTGTGGCTCATGCTATCAGTGCAACGCTTATATGTCAGATGACCTATGCTACAAGGGTAGCAACGCTGACGCTAAGTGGTGGGCTAAGCAAGGCGGGGGTTGGACAACATGGTAAAGAAGGTCGTACCACCAACGCCTTACTATCTCGGCAAACGTGCCGAACTATTCTTGCACGATGCAGAAATTGCATTAGCGCAAGGAGATACAACTAAACACGCACAACTCATGCTTCGAGCCACGGAGTATGAGCAACTAGCGGGGTACCTGCCCCGCGAGGAAGGAATAGATGGGTAAATATAAAGAGGCTCAGTGTCGCAAGTGTATGGGAGAGATACTCATACTCGAACATGAGGACACTGACTTCTACTGCAACTCATGTGCTTGGGCTAAGTTTGGTGGCGCGTTAGGATTTCCTAACAGCGCCCCAAGCGGGGGTCTAGGCGCATGAATACTAGTAACGATAATCCCAACTTCTCTACATACGGAGATTGTTCTAACGAACAGTACGACCCTGAGTGGTGGTTTCCGGTAGAGAAGGCAGGGAGAACTTCATGGTCTCGTACATACGAGGCTAACACTGCTCGCGCTATATGCAAGTCGTGCCCGTTACTGGTAGAGTGTAGAAACTATGCCATCAAGTATCACGGTCTGACCGGTATATGGGGTGGCATGGATAGGCACGAAAGGCGCACCATGCAAATACAACTAGGCATAACACCTAAGTCATGGGAGTTAACTTACTCCAACATAGGTGGTGCTGTATGAGCGAAGATGACTATGACCACTTCGTAGGAAGTGTCTCAGAGCAACTTATGCTCATGCTTTGGACTTCACTTGCAACCGTAGGTGGAGTTGGTTTCATACTGTTCCTAGCAATCCGTTAGGAATTCCTAACACCCGAATAGAAAGAGAAATAAAATGGCTAAATATGATGTAGATGTACAACTGTCCGGCAGAGACGGCAACGCCTTTGCTATCATGGCAGAAGTTAAGATAGCACTACAACTGGCTGGTGCAACTCGTGAGGAGATTGCTCAGTATCAGCAGGAATCCATGAGCGGAGATTATGACAATCTCTTGCGAGTGGCTTCACAGTGGGTCAACGTAGCATAATGTTAGGCTATGATGAGAACCATATCGATAAGTTGATTGATAATCTTACTGAGGTTATTGATTTACTTAAAGGATTACTATCGGAAGGACACTTTAATGAGTGAGCCACGCTATCTCGAAGGAGATGACATAGCACTAGGTATCCATCAAGGATGTGAGGATTGCGGTGAGTCAGACGCTGACTGCGATTGCCCTACTATCTTTGAGTACGATACCTTAGAGGAGATGTATGACTAATTTCAGTATCTCCGTAGCACCATACTCAGATGTCGAACAGCCATCTGTTGAGGAGTTAATGGACTATATCATCATGCAACTAGAGTCAGGAAATCTGTTGCGTGTTACGAACATAGTTCGAGACTACTAACTGTTAGGGTTTCCTAACAAGCCCCTCACCCATATCGGGTGGGGGGTTTTCTCATGCTTATTTTTTGTAGTAACCGGTGCCTGTCTTATGCTGGCACTCGCAACCTTTGCATTGGTCATGCAATCCGATAGCGATGTAAGTTTCGCCGAGACCATTAGCCTTGCCACCTGCGGTACACTTATCACATATCATTTTTTTACCGCCTCAAATGGAGTTTTTTTGGCACGACGCTCGGCGCGATTCGCGGGAGCGGGAGTTTGTGTTGGGTAGACATTGGCGTCAATATTTTCTGGCTCCACAAAGTCGGGACTAAAGATTGCAGCCGACTGTACAAGGTCAATGTACTGGTGGAACAAGTCAATGAAGACGTACACTTGGCTAACAAGATTACCAGCCATTACTTCCACATCTTGCAGAAGTTTAATATCGTCTTCCGCTAGGACATCAGTCCAGACTTGAGTCTCCATCTTCGTCTGAAACTTCTGGTATGTCTCCATCACTTCTTGTATCTTCATTATTCTGCTCATTGACCTGCTCCTCTGTATAGTCCCGCTCTTTACGTGGGCGTTGCCCACCAAGAAAGTTTAGTAGATTGTTCACTGCACGATTGACACGCATACGAGATGCATCTTCACTGATGTCAAGTTCTTTGGCAAGAGTTACATTGTCGCAACCATCACCAAAGCGTAGATAGATAATTGTTAACTGTTCATGAGTTAATCGAGCCAAAGCCCTCTCAATGTCAGCCATCATGGCAAACCAATTGCCACCCTCAGATGCAACTTTCTTACTATTAGTAAATCCTAAATCTGTCATAGCAGGTGCGTTTCTATCCTTACGCAACACTGCTGGCAGTAATGCTTCTACAATCTCACGGTCATAGTAGTAGTTGTCCTCTACCTTATAGCCCACAGCCTGAGCCTTCTGCTTCTGACAGTAGTCCTTAGCAGCGTTACGTAATGACCTAGCAATCAGTTTGATTGACTGCTTACCTTCTAACTCTTCCCATGTCTTAACCTTATTAGGATGCTCCAAGAACCATATCCATAGTTCCTGTCGAATATCATCGGCATCACACATGTGATACTTACGTGAGTATTCGTAAGCAATAGCAGCGACTACGCCAGCATATGTTTCAGTAACTACCACTTAAACGTCTTTCCATCAACAGTAAACGAATTGTTAATGATTGGTACTAACTGTGGTGTTACGTTCTTACCATCGACATGCAAGATACCAAAGCCCTGTTGCCATGTGAATAGCCCAGCCTTCACGTACTTTGCATTACGGTAATCCATCAAGTTACCAAGTTCCATACCCCAGATAGTCTTAGGCTTACCACCACGATATGTTTGAGTTTGATGTGTTAGACCCATGCGGTGCGTGTGACCACACACTACGGACATGCCTGAGCGTTTCGCTAAGCCCAATGCGGTAGCACCAGCAGTAGGCTGTACGTTGCCTTCATCACCATGCATAAGCAACCAGCCAGGGGCTAGTTCATACGGGTCTTTATGATATGTAATCTCAAGTTCATCGAGACCAAGAAAGTTTTCTAATTCTAATTCAGGAAGCCCAAGGAATCCAGGTGCTCTCATAGCCACTGTGTTAAACAAGCGGTCAGTATGATTACTACGCACCATGTGTTCAACTGTTAAATCATACAACACTTGACGTGTAAGGTCACGGTCATGACCAATAGAGCGTTCATACTCTAGTTCAGTACCCTTTGACCACTTACTGATTGTCTGCATATCCATTTCGTCTCCACAAGAGACGACAGTCTCAGGTTGATACCATTGGATAAACTTAGCCACTGCCTTCGTGGCTTCTACATCGTGGTACGGGACCTGCAAATCGGAGATGCAAACTATATTTTTCATGGCTTCTTTTTCGTCGCTTTCTTAGCACGTCGCTTGTTCTCAAGCCCAACATTCTTTTTCTTGCTGATAGTACGAAGATTAGAAATGCGGTCATCACCTGCACGACCTTTGTTATTCTTATGGTCTACTTCTGTTCCTTTTGGTAAGGTTTTTCCGGTAGCCTTTTCATAGTCCACGCGAGCCTTATTGCTAGAAGTAGTAACAGTAGTACCATCTTTTTTCTTACGCTTGAAAACATAGATAGGTCTCCCACCATTTTGCTTGCTGCCTTTATAGGGTCCAAAGATTTTCATTCTGTTGGCCATTTACCTTTCAGTACGAGTATGGAAATGATAGCATAGTTTGCTAAATCTCTAAAGGAATCCTCAAGGGATTCATGCGCTGGCGTGTCGTGACGATTGCTATCCAGCAGGTGATTGATACGAGCCATCTTGTCATGCATACGCACACGAAGTCCATTGAGAGGACCACCCGGTGCTAATGAGATGTTGGTTGGACCATAGTCCCTATGCTTAGACAACAGCAAACTATTTAACTCATCTGACACTGCCCACACCTCTAACTCTAGGTCAGTAGGTTCATGGTTATCCATGTCAGACACGTTAAAACCATTGTACAGCACTGCTTTTACGGCACCCATCTCAGCCTTGTCCATTCTCTCGTAGCATCCTTTCGATGTTTCTAATTCCCATATCTGCTTCGTCAGCCACGATGGACTCCTCAATGAAGTCATCTAGTTCATCACTAGAAGCGTTGACGAAAAGGAATGCTGTGTCTTGTATGATTTGATATGCATCTTCAAGGTCTCCATGATTGACTGCATCAGAGACAACTTGAAAGAACTTAAATAAATCAAATGAATGTTTAGGTGTGACTCTTACATCCCATGTGAACTCAACGCCACAGTGGTCAAGAAAGTCAAATAAATCAGTGGTTTCATACTCGCACTCTGATGTTTCACAGTGGAGCAATCCGTCCTTATCAGGAAACAGCATCGATAACACTTCCAATCTTTTGTTGAAAGAATTCTACACCATGTTTGAGATATATGCTGTTTACATCCTCGCCATCAGGCATCTGTACTGTCACTAGATTTCCTAGTTCCTTAGCAAGGTGCTTAGCGAAATCAGTACCGGCACTATCACCATCAGCAAAAAGAAAAACTTTGTCGAAATCTTGGAGTAAGCGGGTGTAATGTTTCTTCCAGTTGTTGACTCCTGGGACCCCCACCGCAGGTATACCGCAAGCAGTGTCGAGTGTGATTGTGTCAATCTCACCCTCGCAGATAGATATATATGAGGTGGCTTTAAAGAACGCACCCACGTTATAGAGATGGGTAGTCGCACCTGTAAGCCCCATATATTTCGGCTCCGATAAATCCATTGAGCGGAATCTAAGGTCAACCACCCCTGAACGCGTGATGTACGGAATCGCAAGTCTGTTGACATAGTTCTCATGCCCCGTCAGTGGCTCTAGCACGACGCCCAATCGAGCGCGTGTTGCCTGCTCTAGAGTTATTCCCCGCTCTGCGAGATAATCCTCCGCCTCGTGTAGAGCGCTGTGGTAGAACTTTGCCGCTCTGGTTAAAGATTCTCTCTGCGATATTGATTGCTTCACGAAATTCAACTCCTTCTTTTTGCATAATTATAGCATACCCATCGCCCTTCATCTGACAAGCGAAGCAGCAGAAGGCGTTGTCGTCTCTAGTTGCTGATGCAGATGCGTGGCTATCATTGTGGAACGGGCACTTCATGCCAAACCAACCACGTCGAGTTGGAACGTTACCACCATAGTATTCTAAGATAACTGCTATATCGGGTTTATCGTACTTCATTTAATACCTCTAGTGCTTCCATAATTTCTTTTCCAAGGTCATATGGTACACGAGAACGTTCAGTTGCGTTTACTAATGCTTGAGTTCCTGATGAAGTGCCACGAGGAGAGGCTATGTGACACGGTGAGCCATTGTTACATGGCTTCTTTGGTGTCCACCCCGGAACGTTGCCCCACAAGTCTGTAGGCTTCATACGAGTGTCACCATACTGACAGTAGGTAACAGTTCTGCGAATATAATCCTGCATCATTGGAAGTATTCTGAGCATTCCTCTAGGATTCTCTAACAACCAACCATACTTCGGGTCTAAATCTTCAATCAAATTTAATGTGTGCTCAACCAAAGCCATACCCTTCAAGGCTCCCGGTGTCTTCGGATAAGCAAGTCCCTCTATCTTTTCCCAATGCTTAGTCATTGATGCAACAGAGAATGCTGTGCATGGTGGTGACGCCCAGATAAAATCAGGACGACCATACTTGGCAAGCAATTCATCTGCCTTGAGGTTCATAATGTTTACGTGTTCAGTAGCAACAAAGTTGCCATCAATCTCAAAAGAAATAACTGTATGTCCGGCATCTTTAAATGCCTGAGTCGAACTACCAGTACCAGAAAACAGGTCGTAGATAATCACTTAAGCGCCTTTCTAAGCAGTTCTACCCATACATGTACAGGCATAGTCGCATACCAATCTCCAGGATTACCCCGTCCCTTTCGCTTGTGCACGACTACGCCTGTCCACGCCTTGTCGTTAGTCATCTCGACTATCAACTCTTCTGTCCAACCAGCCAAATCCATCTTAGCATGGTTCTTTATCTCAATGGTGACTCCGGGAATACCAGAGATATCACCTTTGTCGAGGGTCGCGCCAGCAAGTCTACGGTCTACATACGGAAACCATTCCTTGAGGTATTTTACTACATCTCGTTCGGCTCCTGCACCCTTAGCCTTGGCAGCGCGACCACCCATTATTTAGTACCAGCCATTACGATTATGGAAGGCTAATGCCCTCGATGGAGTTTCGTAGCGGTGTTGGATATATTTCAATCCTAATTCAATCTGACGTGCCATAGGAGTCTTCTCATCCATGTTTAACATTTGAGGGATTCCATAGGCGGTTGAGTGGGGATTGTCTGCTGTATAATCCCAGCGAGACTCTCTATCCCACAGAGTAAAGAGCGCTTTCCACTCGTACTTACTCTTGTATGTTTCCATTACCTTAGTATGAGCCAATGCTTTTGCTATGTTCTTCATGTCAGTCAATGACAGAGTACTTATGCTTATGCATTTTGCTGTTACTTTCGTTTGTCCTTGTTGGAACATCGCACCCACAGTGTGAGGCAAAGTGCCCACAAAGACTACAGCAGCCATTATCCAAGCGTATGTTGTCAGTTTCATTATTACTCCTCAATTGGCGCGGTTGCCTGTGTTCCACAGTCAGCACACTCCATATCTAGAAAATACATACTGATAGTACCATACTCATCGAATGATACTTTCAGGTTCCATATGAAACTCCCACAGATGCACACAGTGGTAGGTTCACCACGTATGTCCATCGCCCTTGTATAATCTGGTTTTAGTTCTGTTATACTTTTAGTCATCCTCTACCCAGTCATCAGGGTCTACGTTAGTCGTAGGAAGTCCCCAATTGGGGTCTGGAATGATAGGTTCGAATATACTCATATTAACCTCTCAGCGATGTCAGAGACATCCATATATTCAGGGTTAAAGTTTAACCAATAGGCAGTATTGCCTGATGGGTCTGCCTTACCGTAACGGTTCTTCACTGGTGCTATGGCAATAAAGCCCGGAGCATCAGTACCCACGGTACAGATAAGTGCAGGTAACTGTGCAACCATACCCTGTAAAGCAGAGCGAGGTTGGCACGGTGTACCTGTGTAGGACTCCTTCGTATGATGAAGTACTACAACAGCAGCGTTGGTATCTCTTGCGAGGTACTTGAGTTCTTTTAGAGTTGAGCGCATGTTCGCAAACTCTTCTCCGCCATCATTGGCGATATCCATAAGGTTATCGATAACAATGAGAGTCGGCGAACAGCCCCACAACTCCTCGAAAGCAGATACCTCTTGGTCAAGGTCATCAAGCGTTGGGCTTGACTCGAATGACCAAAAGATATGCCCCGAGTTCTCGTTAATGGTCTTACGACTACCAGCAACATCAGTCTCCAGCATATGTTCTGCATCGGACTGAGGCTTGCCAGTAATCATAGACAGCAGGCGCATAGCCATAGTGTGAGCATTGGTATCAGCACTCACGTAAAGTGTAGGAACCTTGGCACGAAGCGCAAGGGCTAAAGCAACAGAAGACTTGCCAGCACCGGGAGTACCAGCAATCATCGATATCTCGGCACGTCGAAATACGATTTTGTTAATATCAAAGGTACGAAATACTGTAGGTAGCGGTTCGCCACCAATGTCCTTCGTTCCTACGGCGCGGGCAAGTGTTCTCATTGTTTAGAAACTATTCCAATCTGCATCTCCACGGCGAAGCCATACTGGCTCGCATTGGTCTGGAGTTCCCTTAGGTGAAGGGCACATATATGCCTTCCATGGTCCCTTGGCTCCTGAACCTGTACGCTGTGACATTACACCATGCTTACAGGTCTTGCCAGTTGGTCCAACGGTTGAAGCAGTTTGTGTTGGATGAGCAGTGTGGTCCACTGTAGCGTTAGGAAACGCTGCACGGATATTCTCTGCTGCTTGTGCAAGGTTAGCAGGTGCGCCAGCAAGTGACTTACCCATCTCCGCTAGCACATCTTGTGATTCTTGAACCCCTACTACTGATTCAAGTGCCTCGCAGAAACCAGCGTAAGTCTCATGTGCGACTACGAAGATTCTGCCGTCAGGCAGTTTGCTACTGACTTGGAAATTACCAGTCATTGGTTTTTCTCCTTTTCTTGTTCATGTTTGAACCCTATATTGTCCCAAGCATCTACCATATCATCAATGCTCCTGAGCACTGGGACTATGCTGCTAAGAAACGTGTCCATTTACGAACTTGCAGGATGATGTTACACCACATCTGCCACAGTTGGACAAGTTAGGCA